ATAGTAGGTTTCAAATACTTTGCGGTAAATGTAATTTGGCCGTCCACAGTATCATAATAAGTGATAAAGCCAAACTGCTTCTTCATCGCCTTCTCATTTGCAAGGCTCGTACTTCCTGAAGTATTCAACAGTACGATCGGTGTACTCCCACCATTCAGACCATTGACTGATACCGTCTGGGTATATGGAGCCGAGGAGCTCCAACCGTTCGCAGCAATCGTAATGTTATATTTCGTGCTAAACGCTGCATCGATCATATCAGCATTTTCATTGAGATCTTCGACATCAGCAAAATCCTGATAATCTGGTTTGTTCAGCCCCAGAAAACTTGTCGTCTGCATGTTAAACCTCCCATCTGGTATCTTCTTTCAGATTGCCCCAGGTGTAAGCCTTAAGCGTGTTCCATATCTCCGTTTTAAATCGGCCCCACCTGTTAAAGGCGATATAAACGTCAAGATACATATTTACCGGAACCATCTTTTCTGCTATGTCCTTTACAAAATCCAGTAACCGCATGGAAGAAAGCCGCATGCCAATGGAAACTTTATAGGCATCCTCATCCACGAGAAGTGTAAATCCTTCCGGACCGCACATGGATACGAGCGTCTGGTAAAGCTGTTTCTCTGTATACGGCAAGCCATAAGCCATCAGGCCGAGGACCCGGCGCTTCCGGTCTTCTATGGTGTCCGTGTCCAGCGGTGTGACTCCCAGCATTGACTCAAAACGCTCTAAGCCGTCCAGATCCGCACTGATAACGAACTGATTATTCAGAGCAGTTGTGAATTCATCCCATATCAGCCGAAATTCCGGCTCCTGGCTCTCCAGTGCGCCGACCAATTCTACAAATTCCAGCATGTACGGCGGCAGGTAGCTTTTCAGATCAACGATTCTCACGATCTCAGCCATTCTCAGTCACCTCGCCGAACACCGGGATCTGTTCCTCTGTCAAAGTCAGATTGGCTGCTGAACCATTGATTTTCAGGTTAGTTACATCCAGGATGCCTTCTACCGTCAGCAGTCTCGCCGTAAGCTGCGTCAGTCTTACGACAGGGATCTCATCCACCCAGTCTCTTCTCAGTTCATAGAGATAATTGCTTATCACTGCTTCTATTCGGCTCTTTATTCCTATAAAGCTGTAACCGGATGCGAATTCAAAAGTAGCAGCCACATTGACTGTAACTTCTTCTGCTGTTTCCACTAAAACTATGTGGCCTATAGGCGCGAGTCCATACCCTTCTCCCTGCGGATCAGGATCTATTTCATTCTGTACATACGCCACCAGCGTGGGTGAGGCTTTGCTGTAATCCGAAGCCAGGATAATCAGCCGTACTACGCCGCCCACGGTAAGCAGCTGCTCTGATGCAGACTCATAGACTGCGTCGATCCATTCCCGGACCGCCCCGGTCACGGTCAGTCCGTTATACCAGGTTGTTACCGCAGACGTGGGCACCATTGACTCCGGATCGATGCTCTGGTTCCACGCACGCAGTACCTTGACGGCTCCGACACCGCCGATAGCTGTTACCTTCTCGGTATAATCCTGCCGGTTTCCACCGAATGCCAGAGACCGGAAACTGTCAAAATATCTCTCCCGAAGAGATTCAGTGGATTCTTCATCTTCTCCGGGGATAAGAATGCCTGCGATTTCACCATTCTGCAGACCTGCGATATAGTCTATCGGGATCAGCATGCCGGAATACTTGTTTCCGGCAAGGCCCGCCGTTTCGCACTGCAGCTGGTAATTGCCTGTGCTGATCTGCTCTGTGACGACATAATTCAGGTCATCACAGCTAAATCTGGCTCCTGTGGGAATGCTCACTGTGGCCGGCGTAAATGTGCCCTGTATGGTAGCTGCTGTCGCGGGCCTCGGCGTGATGTTCCTTTCTGCCGCCCTTCGGATCAGGTATTCTCTGTTTGCCGTGTCCGCAAAGGCCTGCTCCAGCATCCAGGCAAGTTCTATAGACATTTTTGCCAGTTCAGCCGCTGCCGGGGCATCAGCGTCATAAATCACGGATCCTTCTCTTTTGTCCAGATTATCGCTGACATTGTCCAGCATGCTCTGGAGTATTTCCTCATACGTTCTAACGGTCATACATTTACCTCCCATTCGCCATCTACTTCCCCATAAATGGTATGGGCAATAAAGGTGACTGCTACCACGCCTTTTCTGGACAGGTCAAAATCAAAATCCGATACAGACTCTATTCTTGAATCCCAGGTCAGTGCTTCAGTGATCCTTCGCTCCAGTTCCGGACAGACATACCCTGTAGGCATGCCAAAAAGATCCGCAAGCTCTACGCCGTAATTCCAGCTGTAGATGACATACTGGTACCGTTCGGTATTTAGGATTTTATAAATGGCCTGCTTCATGGCAGCCCGCATATCCGTGTATCCACGTATCACGCCGTCATCCAGATACATCCTATAAGTTCTTGTTGGAGTTTCTTTAATTTCAAAATCGACACTGGGAAAACCGCTCGCCGAAGGAATCATACCGTCACCCCACTCTGTCAAAAATAAGATATTTCTGCCCTTCCTGCTGGCGGATCAGGATCACCCGGTCCCCTGCAACGAGGGCGTTGTTAATAGTAATCGCTTTGGTGCCGGACACACTGGCACCATCTGAGGTGGTCCAATTCACCGTGCAAGTCGTGGCATAATTCGTGACATTCCTGGACAGTACCATCTGTTGCTCTCCCAACGGCATCTTCTGGTCTACCTGGACCTTCAGCGGGGAAACGCTGATCACTGTTCCAAATTCTACATTAACGGGTTTTCCAGCTTCCCCCGCCTGCTGGGCCGCTTTTTTGATAGCGCCTACCAGCGCTGCTGCATCAGGCATCAAAATCACCTCCCCGCAGTTTCAGATCCATCCAATGTTCCGATTCCTTCCAGGTGTGCTTGCACTCTTCCACCAGCATATAGTTGCTCAGCTTTACATCATCCACCTGGAGGCTGATAACCACCATGGATCCTGCCCGGACCCGGTTATCTCCCAGGACATTCTTAACCGTCAGTTTCCTGGTCTTTTTGTTATAAAGCTGCAGCATGGCATCTGCTTTTGCCTGCCCGTTCTCACCCTTCTTAAGCGTGTCGTAATACTGCAGCACGCCCCAGGTGTTGATATTCTCCTGAGACTGCGTGATGTATATCTCGCGTGTGCCTCCCGCCTCATTGCTGTAAGAAAGTTTGATCCGGTTGTAGGTGTTATCGTCGATGCTCGCAGAGTAGTCATAAGATTGAGCCGTATCAGCGTCGATCAAAAGAAATTGTCCTGACGCCGCATCCCCTACCTTCATGTGCTCCAGTGATTTTAGGGTGATCTTCCCGAAATCATCATACATGACGAACATGTTTTTCGTGTTGGTGAGCGTCAGGTCCAGGGCATTTTCGATCATATCGAACAGCGTGGCATTGTCCTCCACCCTGGACGGGATCACATACCCGGTGTCCTCCAGGTCCCCACACTGCAGGCTGAAATCATCAGCCACCATTTTGATAAACTCACTGGCTTTCTTGCCCTCGTACACATAAGTGTCCTTGTTCTTCAGATACCGGAGCTGGTCATAAGCTTTTATCTCTACGATCGGACTTGTTTTGCTGTTGGAGTGTGTAAAGATCCAGCCGAAGAAAATTTCCTTGCCGTCCTCCTTCAGCCTTATAGCGGATCCTTCGGTGAACTGCAGCGCTTCGTCTTTCAGGACCTTGCATGTGAGCGATCCGGGGCTTCCGCGCCGTTTGGTAGACCACTCTATCCCTTCCTCCACTGCCGGCTGCCAGAGTACAGATCCATCAGCATTTGCGATCAGTAATTCAATCATATCGATCACCTCATACAGGGATCACAAATGTCTGGCCCGGATAGATCAGATTAGGATTGCTGATCTGGTCGCTGTTGGCATTAAATATCTTCGTGTAATCCGCGCCATTGCCATAAAACTGCTTTGCGATCTTCCAGAGGCAGTCTCCTGACTTCACCGTATAGGTCTGCGTCTGCTGCGGCTCCGGAGATGTTTCCGCAGGCCGTTCTTCTTCTACTTTTGCTACTTCCGGCGTTTCCGGTGCGATATACACGGTCTTCGTACCGAATGTCTTGTATTCCTTCAGTTTGATCTTCACAGCGATATCAAAGCCTTCTTTGACATCGTCAGAAAACTCCCAGTCCTCCAGGGCCATCTTCAGATTTGTGGAGAAAAGTGTCTTACCGGAAGGAAGTGTCCTCGACACGATAAACTGGACGGGGCGCTTCGACCTGATGAGTGCTGCGAGCTGATCCAGATAGTAAGACGCGCTATGGTATTCACCCAGATACGCCGCTGCAGGGTACTTCATCTGTGGCAGCACCACGGTGAATTCTACCGTCTTCAGCTTCTCTGATTTCAGCAGATTGACTTCACTTTCACTGATCAGCGTCACCGTTTTATTTCCACCATTGCTCTTTACGGTGATCTTCTCTGGAGGGATCGGAAAGAGTATTCTTCCCAGGTATACTTCATACGCCATTTACACATGCACCCCCTCCGCCATAAAGAAAACCGCCTCTTCCACCGAATCCGTAAGGGCATCCATGAACTCATCGATCCCCATGGAACTCGACACGTTGTTATTCATATTGGACATGTCAATGTTGATGGCCGCCGTGGTGTACCGGTTGATTGCTTCCTGCTCAGCGATTTCCCGCAGGTACTTGAGTTCTTCATCCGTTTTGGTCATGGCATCCGCCATCTTGGCGGTGTTTCCTGCCGTTCCTCCGGAAGAAGAAGGAACACCGGAATTCTCCAGTGCCTCTCCGCCGCCCCGGGCAATCGCAGCCGCCAGGTCTCCCATATCATCAACAGGCTGTGCTCCAAAATCAAAGTTCAGCATATTGCCGATCTTG